ATACCTTATAAATATCTAGAAACTGTTGCTAGAAAATATGTTATTGATAATAAATGTTTAAATATTTATGTTGACTATAAAGAAGAATATATTCAAGGATTAAACAAATATAAGCAAAGGCTACAAGAGAGAAAAGAATTATTAGAAAATAAAATAAAAGAAAAGGAACAAAAACAAGATGAAGATAATGTAGAAAATAAAAAGAAAAATATTTTTGCTAATTTTAAAAGTTATAATAAACAAGATAAAAGCACAAAAAATAATACTGATACAAATACAAAGGAATATATATTAACTGAAAATAGCAATCATTATAAGTATAAAGGAAATCTAGATGATTATGAAAAATTGTTAAAAGAAAAAGTATCACAAGAAAATGTTTTAAAAGAATATGAACAAATTGATTTTAAAGCTTACAAAAATATGATTAAAAAAAATGATTAATAGAAAAATAGAATAAAAATATTTAATATTAGATAATTATTAATTAATATTAAATATCATGAGTTATGGTTTAATATTTAATTAAATTTTCTTTTTTCATTGATCTTATTAATCTAGTTACTCCAATTCCACCTCCAATTCTCTCTATAAAATTGAGATTTAAATAATCTTCTAACTCTTTATTTGTTCTTTCTTCTCCAAATAATTCATATAATTTTTCTTTATATTTTCCATCCATTATAGTTTCGAATCTTGTTTTCATCATCTCTTTGTTATCTTCTCTCTCAGCCGAACCTATTGTTTCTTGACCACTTAAAATAACATCTATTTTTCGTGCTGAATTTGTTCTTAAATCACGTTTCATATTCCAAAAAGGATGAGTATGTTCTGGAAAATCATGTAATAATACTGCTTTACCAACATCAGTTTCCATTTTTTCTTCATGTTCATGTTCAAGTTCTTCAACCTCATATTTTTCCTGCATTTCTTCATATGTTGCCATTTTAATATCTTCTTTTTTATAACCTAAAAATTCTAATAACTCGCGTTCTAATTTAACAAGGTCATAAACATTTCCATGAGTTTCAAATTCAAATAAAGGAAAAATAATATCGTGTCTTCCATCAACTGGGTTTTTTTCTAATCTATAACTTGTTGTTAAGCAAAAAAAACCTTCTATTTCTGGATTCTTTAATATTTCATATTCTAACCACATTTGTCCAGTTTGTGGTAAAGGCCATACAGCATCAGCGTAATTAAATGATGCTACATTAAATGGGTCTTCACACGCTGCCAAAATACTTAATCTGTTTTGTGTTGATACTTCTACAAAATTTTTTGATTTAAAAAATTCTCTCAACTTATTTACGACATAATCGTAATCTTTAGTATTTATGATTAAAGGGCTAGAGTAAGGTTGAATGAACTTGTTGTCCATTTTATAAATAAAAATAATTCTTTTTAAATACTTAAAAATTAAGTATTTGTAATTTACAAAAAAATAATTAAAACAAAATAAATTATTCTCCTCTGATTACAAATAAGGATTTTTTATTTTTTTTACAAGGTAGAAAATATTCTATTTTTTTATCTATTTCTTCAAAATATAAATTACCTTTAAAATCTTTTATATTATCTAGTTTGCTGTCATCTTGTTTAATATATTCTTTAAAAATTTCTTTTAATTCTTTAATAAAACTACATAAATTATCATCATATAAATTTATAATTGTGTTATTTTTTGATTTAAAATTTTTTAATTTGTTTATAATTTCCAATACTATTTCTAATCTCTCCATTTTGCTATTAAACATCTATACAATCTATTATTATTTCGTTTAATAGATTTAATTTCATTTATTTTATTTATTCTTACTTATCTTTATTTTCCTTCCATTTTAAAAATCCTATACTTTTTTCTATTGAAAATGAACTTTCTAATTGTTCTTTTGCTACTTCTAATGCTATTTTTTCTAATTCATCTAATTGATTTATATATTCACTAAATAATTTTTCTAAATTTTCACTTGTGTTTTCCATAGTATTTTCCATAGTATTTTCCATTTAATAATTTATATTATATAATATTTTTTTATCAATTTTATAAAAATTGATGTTAATAAAATATAATATTAGTAATTAAAAATTAATTAATATGCAAACTGATAAAATATATAGATTTAAATTTTCAAATGAAATTGTAGAGATACTCGATACTTTTAGTAAACTACATAAACATACTTGTCAAAAAGAGTATAAGGAAAAATGGGATGAATGGTTGATTGAAAATAAAGAAGAAATTGATAAAGAAAGCGAGCGTTTACTAGTATTAGGTTATGAAGGTAATATCAAAGATAAAATGTATAAATCAGCGCGATATTATTTTAGAAAAAAGAGTGAAGAAAAAAAAGAGCCAGCAAAAAGAAGAGAATATAAAGCTGTTGATAGAGAGATAATTGATTCTATGGATATTCATATTCAAAGAAATATAGATACTGATGATTATTCTCCGGCTAATGGTTTTGATAATTTCTCAAAATTATATGAAGAACTTATTAGTATAGAAATTAAGAATTTTAAAGAAACCACTGATTATAGCTTAGAAGAAATAAAGCAAAAAATTAAAAAGACTTATAAGAATCGTTACTTTCAATATACAAGAAATAATAATTAATAAATACTAATTATTATTTTATTAAAATAATTTTAAGGCAATGAACCTGGGCATGTCCCACAACCTGGACCACCTCCTTTTTTATTTTTTCTTGATTTACGTGATTTACGTGATTTACGTGATTTACGTGATTTACGGGATTTACGTGATTTACGGGATTTACGTGATTTTCCCGATTTACGTGATTTTCTTGATTTACGTGATTTTCTTGATTTACGTGATTTTCTTGATTTTCTTGATTTTCTACCACCAACTTGAGCTGGTTCACTGCTTACAACAGGAGCTTCTTGTGGAGCACCCGATTCAATTTGTTCTGAAGCAGGCGCTACTGTATTAGAGGGAACTTCTTCACCTTCATCACCACCTCTTTGTTTTTTATGTTTTCTTGTTCTATTACATTTTTTTATGCATTTTTTAACACATTCTGTTTTACCACTGGGTTGGTATGATTTTTTAGCTAATTTTGCGATTTCTCCTACATCTTTGATATTAGGATTTGCTTTTCTAACTTCCGCTAAGTGTTTAAACCAAGGATTCATATATATTATATAAATATTTTATAATATATATTTCTAGAATTATTCATCTAAACTATTAAGTAGTGCTTGCTGTAATTCATATTGATGTTCTTGTTCTATAATTTCATTCATTATTACATTTATTAATGATATATTATGTGGTCTAACTGTTGATGGGTGTGTATTCCAAAGATTATCATCTTGTGGTAAACTATAACTTCTTATTAATGAACCTGCTAAATTATCATTTATATTAGATTCTTCATCATCATGAGTAATAATAGCTTCTTTATTTACAATTTCTTCATAATTAAACTCATATCTACATACTGGACATTCATTTTTCTCTTCTTTTAACCATTTACTAATTGCCTCTGGAACGAAACAATGCTTACAAGGTAATTTTATAATATCATCTTCGTTTTTAAAATCAACTTGAAAAATAGGACAGCATGTATTGATTAATTCCTTATTATCACTATTGTATTTTGAAATTTTTAAATATTTATCCATGTCTTCTTTTGATATAACCTTTTTATATTTAGGTTTATCATATAAGCTTTGATTTAAAATATTATTTTCTATAGAGTTATTTGGTAAGATTCTTAACATATTATATAAAGTATTTGGCAATTCTTCTATAATATTATCAAAATATGTAATATCATTTGTATGTGTATTTGTGGTTGTATATACAACATTTCCAAACATCATTATTTAAATAATATATATTTAATTATATTTAAATAATATCAACCATCATGTTTTCTATACTATTTTTTGAATCAAAATCTTTCTTCATATTCCAAATTTCAGTAAATTTTTTATCTAAAATATTATAACGTTTGTTATTTAAAATATCAGTAATCATAATAATAGGTGTAATTTCTTTTAAACAATCAATACCTTTTGTGGCAAATTCATTTAATAGCATAGGACTATTTCCCGAAATCATCGCTGTATTTTTTGTCATTGATGTATTTGGAAATCCATTTGTTTGTCTTAAATTCCAAAATACTATATTTGGTAAATTATATGGTGTTCTGTGAATTGTTTTAATTCCAGCATTATAATATTTATTTTTCATCATTTCAAACATTGTTTTCATATCTTCTGTATTATCAGCACAATCAATTTGCATATCTGATAAAATAACTAGGCTCATATTTTCCATTACTTTTGGATCAATATTATTCTGGATAGCTGTATCTAAAATAAGATCTAATGCTTTTCTAAAATTAGTGCTGCCGCCCCATTCTGCTTTTGAGATTTTTTTTACTCTTTCTACAAAATCATCTTTTACATCATCTAAATTTACCCATTTTGGATTTGTGCTAAATGTCATTACTCTATTTCCAAATTTCGATTTTTCAGCAATTCTTATCCCTAACCCAATTGCCGAAAATAATGGAATCATCTTATTATCATGCATTGAAAATGACGTATCTACCATAGCAATAATATTTCCTAATTCCTGATTCAAACTACTATTATCTCTCCATTGTGAATTCATTAATTCTTTTTCATAATAATTATTATCTAAATAATAAGCATCTCTTACAAAATCAATAATTGATACTCGTTTTCCTTTAATATTTGTCTTATTATTTACTGATTTTGTAATGTAATTTTTATAATTTTCAGAACATTTCATACGATCATAGTATTCGCTATTATATTCTGTTGTATGTTTATTTGTATAAAGAAATGCTTTTGATTGTTTTTTCATTGTAATGCTTGTTACTTTTTTATCAAAATCAATTTCTCCCCATCGATTATCACATTGGTAAATTTGTGTTGTTTCAATTCTATTATTAATACCACTAATTAGTTGTCTGAATTTTGTTAAACATTTTTTCTTAGCAATATCAATTGTTTCTTTTGTATTAGCTGTTACAATCCATTCTTTATAATAATTATAAGCTAATATTGGAGTAATCCATCCAAATTTTTTTGATTTCTCTCTTGGAATCCACTTACATAATAATGATGGGTTTTTTTTAGTTATGTCTTTTTGTAATTGTTCGCAAACTAATTTAATACATTTTTTGACAATCATATCATTATATCCTTCAATAACCTCTAGTGGAGTATAATATTTTTTCTTTAATTTACTATTTTCATTTATATGAAAATCTAGAAGATATTTTATATCTTTCCATGAACCATATGGTAAATTTTCATTTTCTAAAATTACAAATTTTTCAATTATAAATTCTACTAATTTACTGATAATAAATTCATATTTCTGTCCATTTTTTGTATCTTTGTATTTATATAGATTGCTAATTAAAAAATATGATAAATTATATTCTCCTTTTCCATTTGGAATATCTCTCATATGAGCAATTAATTTATAAATATATTTTCCATATAATTCTCTATCACTATCTATAATTGTATTAAATACATAGTCTAACATTTCATAATATTTTACTTTTAATACTTCTTGATTTGCATCTCTTACTAATTGAAAATAAAATTGAGTTAATAGCTCATTCATATTATTGTTTGATGACCATTTATATTCACAATTCATATTTTCTCCTAATTGTAAATTATCTAGTGCGGCCACTAACTCCGTCATTATAATTTAATAAAATTATAATCTTTAAGTATATTTACGTTTCGTTTTTTTTTGTTTATGTGTTAAAGTTATTCTTCTTGTTGTAGTATTTTTATTATTTTTATCTATATTGTTTACTTTAAAAATAAAAATAAGACTATTCAAATCTTGTAATAAATTAATTGTTTTATCAAAGTTAATATTATTTATATTTTTAATGGAATATAATGTTCCAGGATTTATATTGTAATTGAATAATTGTTTTATATTTTCTAGGTCTATATCTATTTTATAATTTAAAAGTGACATTAATTTATGTTTGATATCCATATTATTTTGATAATTTTTAATTATTTCTATAATTCTCTCATAATTAATTTGAGAATTTGCGATATATTCTTTAAAAATTTTTACATTATAAATTTCATTATCATCATTTATATATATAAAAATAAGATCTATAATATTTACTTCTTCCTTGTAAAATTTTTTGTATTCATTTTCTTTTTCTTCATAATCTTTTATCCATTCTGAGTCAAATTCTATATTTTCCATTTAATTAAAAAAATATTTCTTTATTCAAATTATAATTTATTTGTATTTAATTAAATTATAATTTTTTCAATAAAAATCTTCTTCATTTTCATACTCCGAATCACTTGTGTCATTATTATCAATATTTTCATCTTCGCGAGTATCATATTCATATTGCTCATCCATATTCAAATAAGGTGATATATCACCTAAAATTTCATTAAGCTCTAATCTTTCATAATATCTGTTATCTAAAATTTCATTTGCTATCATGTATCTTTCATTTTCTTCTTGTAATTCTTTATTATATGACATGTAAATTGGTTTTCCTTTTTCCATAATAATTTTTTTATCTTTTTTGTAAATCATAGTCCATCCCGGATGAACTCTTTCTTCTATTTTTTCTGTCTCTATTTCGTGATTTACTATCCCTATATAATTTTTTAATGTATTTTCTTTTACTTCTTCACTTTTTACTAGAGAAGGAAATAATTTTTCATCTAGAAAATTAATTTCTTTTTTCACATTATTTATTGGAACTCTTTTTTCTTTCTTATTATAATCTCTATTATTCTTATTATAATGTTTTTCATTTCTCTCACTTCTCTCATTTCTTGGTTTTTTTGTTTGCCAATTATTATTATTTAGACATTCAAACCGCGACATCTTCTATGAGATATGCTTTATATATTTCTATATTTATTAATAATAATATCAATTTTTTATTATATTTTATACAATATTTTAAAAAATATTTTAAATTATTTAAAGAGATAATGTCTATTATAATTGTAAGTTTCTTAACAGCAATCATTAGGTGTTTTCATGATTTAATTACGCTATTAAAATTATTTTTACAAGAAACTGCATAAAATAAAAAATATTATATAGTGCCTTTTTTATAGTTCTTTATTTTCAGTAAATATTTTATTTTTTTTTATTTAATTTCTTTTTATTTGGATTTCTATTTTCTTTCATACTATTTAATTCATTTAGTAAAATACGATTTCCAACACTTACATGTTTTGTCTCATAATCACATGGCTTACACATGTTAAATTCATTACCATCCATACTATATACTATTTTTTTTATATTCAATTCGCTTATTACCTTAAAACAATTCATACATGGTGCTGAATTTGTAAACTTACCACACGCATCGCGTCTTACAACATACAATACTATGTCTTTGAATTGTCTCATATTATGCCTGGCCTTTTATCGAATCGCTGTATTTTCCATATGTATTCGTGAGGGACCTATGATAAAATTGCCTCAATGCTGCCATTTCAGCATGACATGAGCAAGAATTGCTAATAAAATTGTCACTCGATGTGCTTCTTGGGCTATTATATCCCCTTCCTACAATCTTACCATTCTTTACAACGACACAACCATGTTTCATAAGTAGTGATGATTTTTCAGCTTCATTGCTGGCAATATTAATAAAGGTTTCGTCTGAGCGGCTAAGCATTTTAATTATTGTTTTTAATTAATAATTATTTTTTATTTCAATTTTTTTATAATTTATTTTTATATTATATTAAATTGATTTAAAATATTTTTTATTAATCTAATTAACAATGTCTCCTCCTTACTATATTCTGAAAATCTATATTATGAATAATGACGTAGAGCTTAGAGAAAAATATAGTAAAATGTGCGCGCAAAAACAAAAAAATCTAGACGAATATATTAATTCCAATGGAGCTAATGCTTCTAATATTGATTGTGGAATTGATTTATTTTGTCCAAATGATGTAAAAATTAAAAATTCGACTTTATCTAACAAAGTTCCTATGGGAATTAAATGTTCGATGACTTTTAGTGGCATGTTCAGTGGATATTATCTATATCCTCGTTCTAGTATGGGAGCAAAAACTCCTCTTAGACTTTCTAATTCGGTAGGTATTATTGATCCTGGTTATCGGGGTGAGCTTGGGGCATTATTAGATAATCATGATAAAGTTAAGAGAAAGGCACAGGGAATGGTTGAAAATGTGATTTTTAATTATTATACAATTGAAAATGGGGATCGTATTGTGCAAATTTGTAGTCCTAATTTAACTTATCCTATTTATCCCATTGTAGTAGATAGTGAAAGTGAACTTGGAGAATCTATTAGAGGTGCTGGTGGTTTTGGTTCTACGGGTCGTTAAAGATTAAAATAAAAAATAATTAATTAATTTAAAAATAATAACAAACACCAAGAAGCATGAATGCCCGAGTGGTCTAAGGGGTGCGACTCAAGATCGCATGGCGAAAGCCTCGTGGGTTCGAACCCCACTTCATGCAAAATTTCTTTTTTAAATAAAAAAGCGTAAGGTTATGCTTTTTTATTTTCATTTTTATTTTTATTTTCATTTTTATTTTTATTTTTCAATTACTTTGCTATGATTAGAGTTATATTCTAATCATCCATTTCTTCCCAGTCAGCCCATGACATACCAGCAGGTCGCTCCGCAAATGGGTTGACCTTTTGTTCGTCTTTTTCCGATTCTTCACTATCAATATCTTCACAAAGAATTGCGAAGTTATTTTTATTTTCCATATATTCCTTTTCCTCTTTATTTGATTTTTGATTCCTACTCTTTATAACCATGAAGCCGTCCTCATCATATTCTTTTGCCATTTTTACTTCGTTTGATTTTGCCTTTACCCTACAATAATTTGCCGTATGTCCCCTCTTATTACACTTCAGACAAATTGTATTCAATAGCAGCGGACACGTTACCCGCGACGAAGGGTCTTTGCTTTCACGAAGAAAGTGGCTATGGGGACCATCGATCTTGTTGTCAAAGCAGAAACGGCAAAATGGCATAAATACTCAGTTGATTTGTTTGGTGAATTATAGTTATATCTTTACTTCTCTTTCAATTTTTTTTATTTTTATTTTTTGAAGTTATTAATTATATTTATAATTAAATATAAATTAAAAATATAAATTAAAACTTTAATATTAAATTAAATAATGAATGATATAATATATATTAAATCTTTGCTTCAAAATAATAAGGATATTTCTAGTAAAATAGAGCAATATAAAAATGAAAATATTTTACTTATAAAGAAACATAATAATATTTCACAAACAATAAATTCTAATATAGATTCAATATATAATATTATAAATAATAAATTCAATCATTTGAAAACAGATTTAAACTATTTAATTTCATTATTAGCACAATATAATTGTTTTTCAAATATAATATTAAAAATTAAAGAAAGCAATAATTATTATGAAAATAAAATACTTATTAATAAAAAATTATTAGAAAAAAATGATAAAATAGTTAATTATATTGATCAATTATTCGATTTTTGTAATTATAGAGATATTATAACTCTTATAAATCAAAATTTATTAGATGAAATTAACATTGATAAAGAAAAAAATAATTTTGAATTTACTGATATTGATAATAATTCTATAAATGACAAAAAATTAGATAATGACTTTACTAATGATTTTGAGGATAATGATTATGATAATAATGATAAAATTTTAGAAGACAAAAATAATATAGATAATGAAAAATTATTAGACGATGAATTTTATACAACACAATTGAAATATTATGATGAAATAGAAGAATATATAGAAAAAATGAAAAATGACAATATAAATTATAACTCTAAAAAAAATGAAATTAATTATCAAGTAGATAAAGATATTAATATTATAAAAGAATTAATAATTATAATTAAAAATAGAGCTTCTAGAAATAAATTACTATTAGAAAATGACATCGAAAAAATTACTCATATTATTCTTATTAACAATAATGTGTATAATTATATTTATAATTTTTCAATAAATTTTAAATATTTCAATATTAATTTTTACAATTATTTTAATAGTAAAATACCAAAACTTCCTATTTTTAATAATAATATTGACAATATTAATAATTTATTTTTTGATAATTTTAATAATGTATCGCAAGAATTAATATCTTACTCGCATAGTGTATTAACAAATTCTATACCTTTCTCATTTAAATTATCTAATCTAAAATCATATTTTAATTTTCTGAATGATTTTTTTGATACAACTAAATTAAAATCTGTATTAAGTAATTTTAAAGATACTACCATCTCTAATGAACTTGTAAATACTTTTGAAATCATAAATAATAAATTTGATTTTATTAAATTGCGAGAACATTCTGTGGAAATTATTGATCATATTGATTCATTTATTAATATACACGAAAATTATATAAATAATTCTGACACTATTTTTCTAGAATTAAAAAATAATTTTTACTCTAATTTTATAAGTAGAAAAATTTTAATAGAAGATTATAATTCTTTAATATATGATATAATTATATATATTATACATGTAAATAATATTCAAGAAATAGATATTTCTTATTTAAAAAATATATTAATAAGTAAAAAAAATATATCTTTTCTTATATTTGATAAAATATTATCTTATATGGATTCCATAAATGAAATATATAATAAGTTATCTACACTAAAACAAGATGAATGTTCTCATGAAAAATTATTTATTGAAAAACATGATTTATTTGAATTATATAATAATAATTTACAACAATTATTAGCAAATAATCATTATGAAAATAGTAATGAAATTATTCAGCAAAATAAATATATTTTAACTGTAGAAGATAATATAAAAGAGATTGTTGAAACTATTGATAATATAAAAAATAAGATTTATGCTTCGGAAAACTTTATTTTAAGTAATAAAAAAAATATTTTGAATGAAATTTATAATATAATAAAATATTACAATTAATTTAAGCATCCTCTCCCAAAAATGGCTCTTCTATTGGATTCATACTTAAATGACCTAATTTATATATTGTTGTGTCATATCCAAACTGTTCTTCATTATTTTTATAATTATTGTTTGTGTGGTAGTAATATGGGCATTTTCTATATTGGGTTTTCGATTCCTTTTTTATTATTTTTCTTTTTAAATTTATTGATGGTTTTATTTTTTCTTTTCTTTCATATGTTAGATCTGTTCCACTTTCATTTATAGTTAATTCATCAAAAATATCTGAGTCTTCATCTATTCCATTTGGAAAACAAATTTTATCTATTTTTGAAGCAAAATTTTCTAATTCTTCACCTGTTATTGATGAATATTGATGATAACATTCATGTAAAACATTATTTGGATCTAATTTTTCACCACAGTCTATAAATAAATAATTTTCCATTGTTTGTTTGCCATTATCTGCTAGAAAACTCATTCCTCTTAATCCTATTGAAATACTTTGGAGTATTTTCATATCATGTTGTGACAACTTCGTAGCTATATTTCCATTTATTTCCATCTTTATAGTTAATAATAATTATTCATTAATAAATATTATTAAATATTATCAATTTTATACATATTATTATTTTAATAAATATAAAGGTGATATTCTTATCCTAGCGTTATTTTTTATAATTGCCATTAAATGAAAATTGCGATGTTCACAATCTTGATTACTATGTATTCCTTTTGAACCAACATAATAATTTTTTATTACATTTTTTGATATATTTTTTAAAATA